TCGCAATCGTGTCATCCAGCTCCGCAATCACACCGCTCCCGGTGCCGCCCACGAGTTGCTTGCCGAACGCCTGACACATCACCCGCGGGAACCAGATATCAAACCTATTCTCTGCTGAATTCCACTGGCCCCACTCTGACCAGAGCCCCGTGCCGAGGTCATACGCCCACGTCGCATTAGCCGTTGGGAACGACAGGACGTAGAACAGATGCTTGTTCACCGCACAGCCACAGGCTTCGGCATCGGTAATCGTGCTGTCCCGCCGATACCGGGCGAGGGCGACACTCAGCGCATAGGAACTGATGGATTGCGGCACGTAGCCGCGGGCCCGCACGACATCCGCCGGCATGTCGGCATTCTGCGTCAGCCAGAGCACGGAATCGCCTAGAGCCAGCAGCGAAAATGGCGCCCTAATCCCGTATTTGAACGTCGCCCCCGGCCGCGGCGCGAACGGAAAGGGCGACGTGCCCGCGTTGAACCAGATGTCGCCCGTCTGTTCGCCAATCAGCCAGAGATCCGGCGCGTTGACGAGCAGTGCCTGCCAGTTGTCGGGCGCGCTCGAGCGCAACACGGATTGCGTCGGGTCCCACGTCGCAAAGTCGTCCGACTCGGACAGGCGCAAGTTGCCGGTGAGCGGATTGAGTGCCACGCCGTAGCTGTCGAGCATGCCGATCTGTCGCGCTTCACCCGTCAGCACCGGTGCGCTCAGCACGTTCGTCCCGAGATTCAGCGAATAGGCATTATTGCCACTGGCAATGAGCGCTTGATTGCCACCAATGCCGTTGAGGACGATTTGCGCGGGATTACTGTTCTTGATGACGCTGCCGTAGACCGCGAACGTCCCGCCAGCGAAGAGTTCGGCGAGTGTCGTCCCGATGACGGCGAAGGTCCGCGCGTTCATACTGAACAAGGCACGCACGTCGGTGTCGGTGGTGACGTTGGCGAACTGGCGCTGACCGGGCACGGAGTAGAGCGCGGGACGGCCGGATTGCACGTCTGCGGGCTCGTAGTAGAGATTGATGAGACGTTCGCAATCGGCGCGTTGGCTGAGCGAGGGATTCGAGGCCGAGAGGAAATTCGGGTAGGCCGGCATCTAGCCTCGCACCACGACGCCGATGAGCATGGCGATGGTGATCAACAGGACCGGCAACCACCAGGGTGGCTGACCCTTGATGCCGTTGAGCAACGTCAAGCCACACGCAATCAAGACGAGCACCGAGGTAACGGAGAGCATCAGATCGATTCTTCGAATCCAGCCGCGTGGACGTGCCCGCCGCCACCGTGCGCTTTGGCGATGACCGAGACATCAACGCCGTCAGGCGCCGAGCGCAACGACCAGACGCGTTTCCCATCCTGTCGATCGAAATAACACGCGCCGAATGGACGATCCTTTGCCAGTTCGCCCGCAATCTCCGAGAACAACACCGTGGCGTTGACCACGCGCACACGATACCCATCCATCTCCTGTTCACGCGCATGAGAGACATGGGAATCGATGATTTGCCGTTCACGGCGACGAATGGCTTGACCATCCGTTACGAATGATGCGACGGGACGCTGCTCGAAGTCATCCCACAACGCGAAATCGAGTGGATAACTCCGAAGTGCAGCGTTGACGGCTTCAGAATCGGGCAACGCATGGCGCCAGAGATCACGATCTTCGGTGTACTCCACTAACCACGGCGTACGGGGTTGATGTGGCGTGGGCAGATTGTGTCCGTTGATCGTAAACCACTCCCACGCGAGACGCCCGCCGCTTTTATTCATGTCGAACCAGACATCGATGCCACTTTCAGGCTGATGAAGTCCATCCAATGCGTCCATCGCAGTCCGATGATGATCAAGGATCACAATACGCCGTGCAGTCGTCGCAAGGCGATCCATCACCTCTCTGGAATAACTGAAATCCAGCACATAGACCACGCGGCCTGTCACATCTGGCGGAGGTTGTCCGTATTGCACCGGCACGGCTTCGATCTCGCCAAGCGCCTTGCGTGCAATCCACGCAGCGCAGAACCCATCCCAACAGGAGGCGTGATACAGGACAAGTGGTTGCAGCATCAGACTTCGCCCGAATAGATATTAGAACGTCGTCCACGGCCGCCGAACACCGCCGCGACGCCCGTCGTGTCCAAGTCGGCCATTCGCACGTTCGAGGTCGTGACCCACGCTTTCGAGTCCCGCGCCGATTGCAGTAGCGCAGGATTGGCCTCCACGCCCCACTCGGGCGCGAGCAGCACGGCCAGATTCTCCTGAATCGCCAGATCATAGCCGTCGGCGAGCGCAATCGTATCCGTCACCCCTGAAAACGCCGCCACCGCCGTGGGCGCGTAGACCACGCCCTGCAACGTCGCACTCGTCGGAATCGGCAGCGGATAGAGCGTCCCGAGCGGCGTCGTCGGTGCGTAATACCAGCGCATCGGATACGTGGCCGTCCACGTCTTCAACGGATTCCCCGCGTATTGATCTTCGGTCAGCGGCCGTTGACTCGGATACTCGAATGTCGGCGTCACCGATGTGTCCTGAAAGCCAATCCCGTCCATCGCCTGCGGCGACGCGGGTCGCGCGATATCGAGATTGCCGCCCGGTCCCACCGTATAGCCGGCCTGACTGGCGACGATGGTCCACGTCGTTCGCACAATCCGCTGCATGGTGCCGCGTTGCAACGCCCACGATCGGATCATCGAGTTGAGGCGCGCGAACCCATCGGCAAGGTCTTCGGCGCTCGGCAGCATCCCGGCTTGCAGGACACGGAGTCGGCGCAACGCCGCGATGATGATCGCGCTCGGCGTCGTCAGCGCTGCGCCGCCGGCGCCCGTGATGGCTGGCGTCGGGCTCGGGACATCATCGTCCGTGAAGACTTGAAGCGTCTGCGGGATGGCCCCGGTTGCGACAAATGTAAAGGCGAGCAGGATGCCATCCGTCTCACTCGCGGAGGGACGGTACGTAAAATAGCCATTCCCCTCGTCGGTGCAGAGACCGCTCCCGACGCTGCCAATCGTCTGGGCGCCGCCATCGATGCACACGTAGACCGTGACGGGCGCGCCGGTGAAGGCGGCGCCGGTCGTCGCGTTATTGAGGCCGACGCCGACAATGTTTCCAGCCGATCCACGTATCACTGGGCGATGCCTGTGCCTTTCACGATGTGACTCTGTGCGACCCACGCCGGATTGAAGCCACTCGGCGCGACGGTATCCACACTGCCTAACGCCGCCGATCCCAACGTCAACGCGCCGAGGATTGCGCCGCTCATGCGGGTGTCTCCACGCGATGTAGTGGCGATTTCACGGCGGGTTTCTCTTTCTTTGTCGCGTCCAGTTGCTCGGTCACATCTTCGAGTTGCATCTGCAACGCGGCGATCCGCAATTGCAGGGCGCCGAGCATTTCCGCGACAATCGCATCCATCGTTCTCGGCATCAGCTCACCGTCAGGTTCGCGTTGATCTCGGCTATCCGTGCGGCGCGAGCGGTCTCCGCCGCTGTCGCGGTCACGGCGGGGACTTCCACCTGGGTCATGAGGTCGATCCAGTAATCGCGGAGGTCGGCTTTTATGAAGGCCACCTTCTGCGGAACCGTCATCGCGGAGATGTCCACGCCGCGGATCTTGGCGACGGCTTGCACCAGCCGGCCGACTTGCGCGTCAGGGATCGTGATTGAGAAATTGGCCATTCGTATTCGCTCTGTTAGGTCGGTGTCCCGCTCACCACACCGGCCGTGACATACCCATCCGCCTGCAGCCGCTGCCAGCACCACTTCACCAATGACGATGCCGTGAAGTTGCCGCTGTTGACCTGCGTCAAGAGCGTGGCCCCGCTCACCAACGTCTTGCCATCCTTGGTCTTGGCCGGGGTCGTGTAGGCCGCCTGCCCCTGCTCGCCGTTGATGCCGAGCCAGAGGATCGTCACCGTTTGGCTGTTGAAATCGAGAATCACGCGGTCCATGCGAATGCTCGCCTGAGTGATGGGAACCGTGAAGGTCAGGATTTCCGGCATCAGGCTGCACCTTTCATCACGCCGCT